GGAATGGACAGCGATTATCGAGGCTGTTGGTGTAGCAGGATTGAAGGCGATGGGAACTAATTATTGGACGAGCGCCAATGGTACGAATACAAGTGGATTGACGGTGCTGGGTGGAGGATATAGAGATACATCAGGTGCGTTTGGGGCAAATAAAGCAAGTATGTCTTTTTTAATCGCAGATTCAGATAAAAGAGTTTTAATAATGGATAACAATAGCTATTTCATATTATCTTTTACAAAGAATTATGGTGCATATATCCTATTAATCAAAGACTACTAAAATGAGAGAAACTTTTAACACAGAAGCCGAAGCACTCGAACGTGTTGCTGTATGTGACCGTTTGATGGGCTTGCCTACGCCTGATGGGGCAACACTTACCTATGCTATTCCTCAACAAGACGAGGAGGGTGTATGGTTTATTGAAGTTGGGAATGATATTTATGAAAAGGAAAATGAGATTGGAGATAATGAAAATTAATGTATATTTGCATAAGTAAATCAAAAGAGATATGGATCAGTTGCCAATGACAGAATTGTCTGCTATTTTATCCGGGCTATCAAGCTTACTCGTGTCGTCAGGACTCACATATTGGGTTCACAAGACTCATTCTGCGACAATAGGAGTTTTAAAAGATGAGATAACAAAATTAAAGGATGAGCTCATCGAGCTTAAAAGCGAGAGGTCAAGATGGTATCATAAGGCTATAAGGCTTGCAAACATAATGCGGGAGACAAAAAACTGTCCTCACAGTCGCGGCTGCAAGGTTCGTGCACAATTTGAGAAATATGTCGAAGAAGAAGGTGTAATTTAAAAAAAATATAAATATGAAACTAAGCAATGTAAACAAATCAACGCCTGCTAAGTGGGCGAAACTGGGAATGGCTATTCTTTCTGTGTCAAGCTTTATTACCGGGTACGGAATTACGGCAGGCAATGATACTGTTGGGTATATCGGTTTAGGGTGTGGCATTGCAGGTACTTTTTTAACTAACTTATTTGCGGAATAATATGGAAACATGGACACTTGCGCGTGTAGCGAAAAAGGAGACGTACACGATAGGAAAATTAAGTACCGGCGCCGGATATCTTTGTGATATCCTTGAAGACAGGGTTCGTACAGGAAAAAAGGTAAAAGGAACTACCGCTATCCCGGAGGGAGAGTATGAAATAATTCTGACTATGTCGAATAGATTCAAAAGAATGCTTCCGTTATTGCTTAATGTCCCAAATTTTGAAGGTGTGCGTTTGCATGCCGGAAACTCGGAGCACGATACAGAAGGTTGCCTTCTCCCTGGTGAAAATAAAATTATCGGGAGGGTAATTAATTCAAAATACTGGGAAAAGGTTATTATCTCAAAAATACAAAAAGCCGGAGGGCGCATTAAACTTATCATAAAATGAAAGCAGTAACGATTTTTGGGTATGTCTTGTGTTTATCTCTGGTTATCCTTATGGCGTCGGGAATTGTCCATGTATGTAAAAGGCTTGATGATGCCGCTAACCAGGAAATCTTCTTTAGTGCCCGTGAGTCTTTTCTTATTGATAGCCTGACCGTTGTGCACAAAAAAAGAGAAATATCCGTTATCGACAGCATGGTTAACGTAAAAGATAGCACGATAAGCCAGAGAGATAAGAAGATAAGAAGACTTCGCGCCTCCGGTAACGAAGCGGAACAGAGGGCGGATAGCTTGCAGGCATTATATGAGGAGTCAGTGCAATACACGCTGTGCGACAGTGTTATAGAAGCTAAAAACGCAGTTATTGATATTAAAGACGAGCAGATAAGCGAGCTTGATAAACAGGTCGTTGAATACACTGACTTGACCTTGTTGTTTAAGTCGAAATCAGTAAAACTGGAGGGCATAATCACATCGCACGAAGCAAGTATGAAAACATGCAAAGAGTCGCTTGACGCGGCAGAGAAAGAGATATCAGCAGAGAAAAAGAAGCTTCCAAGGTGGGCATACGCTATAATGGGCGCAGCCGGAGGGGCTATTGTAGTCTCTGTTGTAAAATAAAATACATTAAAATAAAATAAAATACATTATGAATGACATTAGAAAATTGAGCGTTGGAACGGAGCTTAACCATCTTATGGTATATACTATCGGCCAGCGCGTTATCAATGAGACATGCGAGATACACAAAATACTGAGAGATTTTGAGTCAAAGATGATAAATGTCTTTGTGCTTCGTGGTAACGAGATAATTATGTGGAAGTCCATCAGTATGCGGGTCCCACACACAATCGAGTATAATATAGACTTCCAATGAGATCGCCGTTTCAGTTTATAGTTTCCCCCGTTAATGATAAAAGGTATAACAATACAATAAACATTTCCGGGGTTGATTTTATCATCAGTGTAAATGACGAAGACTATGCCTATACGAATAGGTATGCTACGCTACTCTCAACTCCACCAAACTATGCTGGTCCTGCGATAATTGGAGATGTTTTGCTGGTGCATCATAATGTATTCAGGCTGTATGGTGATATGCATGGATATCAGAGGAGCGGAAAGAGTTTTTTGAGAGACAATAACTTCCTGCTCGATGACGACCAATTTTATATGTACAAAAGGAACGGTGTTTGGATGCCTCATGGGGATTATTGTTTCGCAAAAGTTCCGGATACCGGAATGCTTGTTGCTGAATTAACGCACGTATCTATTGGAATGGAAAAGCTCGGGTTCGCGCGCGGAGATATGGTTTCGTTTGTGCCGGGGTGTATTTATGAGTTTGATATTGATGGAGAAAAGCTGTTTAGAATAATGGATAAACATATTACAGTTAAATTGAATTAAATGGAAAAGACTAATACGGAAATAAAAGAGGAGATTATCGCAGCTGGATATGAGGCTATTAGCCATCTTATTGAAGTTGCGAAAGAAAAGATTGTAAAAAAAGGCGGAAAGGATGATACGGAAGTTGACTCTATGCTTGCAGCTGATAGATTAAAAACAGCAGCGCAGGCTAAGAAAATGGCTATATTTGACGCATTTGAAATATTGTCGAGAATAGAGTCGGAGAAGCAATCAATAAAGGATACCGGAGCAGATGGAAAATCAATTCACAGTAACAGCGGATTCGCAGAGCGAAGATCGTTATGACCTCATAACTCCTGTACGCGGATACATAGACATCGCTGTTGTCAAAAAAAAGAACAGAGAAAAGTCGTGGAAATACGGGTATAATAGTGATTTTGACTTCGTTGTGATATCAAAAGATGGAACGATAGGCTCTCTTGTGAAAATTCAGGGACTACTGATAGCGCTTCCTCCCCCGCCTGAAAACATTTATGAAAGGTCTAAAAAGCAATCCGACCAATACTGGGAAAGGACTCAGCTTCCAAAAGAGTTGAGTAAAATAAAAAGCATGGCTGTTTGGAGCGAGATGCCTTCTGAGTTTAAGAATAGATGGGTTGATTATATCGAAAATGAGTTCGACCGTAGAGAGATTGGCTTCTGGTTTATGAATAACGGCGTCAAAACCTATATTACCGGTTCTCATTATATGTATTTACAGTGGAACTGTATTGACGTGGGCTATCCGGACTATAGAGAGGCTAATAGAGCTTTATTTTTGCATTGGGAAGCCTGCAAGGCTGATAGTCGTTGTTTTGGGCAGATGTATGTAAAAATCAGGCGCTCCGGGTTTTCTTACATGGCTTCAAGTGAAGCTATTAATGTGGGAACGCTTACAAGGAATGCGAGAGTCGGAATACTCTCTAAGACTGGTGATGATGCAAAAAAGATGTTTACAGACAAAGTCGTTAGCATCAATAATAAACTTCCGTTCTTTTTCCGTCCCGTTCAGGATGGTATGGATAAGCCAAAAACGGAATTATCGTTCAGGGTCCCTGCTGTGAAGATTACGCGCAAAAACATGAGCCAATTATTTTCTGACGAAGTTGAGGGTCTTAATACTACCATAGACTGGAAGAATACCGGAGATAACTCTTATGACGGCGAGAAGCTGAAGCTGTTGTTGCACGACGAGTCGAGTAAATGGTTAAAGCCAAACAGCATAACGAATAACTGGAAGGTAACAAAGACTTGTTTGCGCCTTGGTAATAAGGTTGTTGGCAAATGTATGATGGGGTCCACCTGTAACGCGCTTGAGAAAGGTGGCAAGGAGTTTAAGCAGTTGTACATGGACTCTGATGTGGAGGCGAGAAACTCGAACGGAAACACAAAGTCCGGTATGTATTCGCTGTTTATTCCAATGGAGTGGAATATGGAGGGGTTCATAGATAGATACGGGATGCCGGTATTAAGAACCCCTGTAAAGCCTGTAATGGGCATAGATGGGGAATGGATAGCCGTAGGGGCTATAAATTATTGGGAGGGCGAAATTGCAGCGCTTAAAAGCGACCCGGATGGACTGAATGAGTATTACAGACAATTCCCAAGAACAATAAGCCACGCCTTCAGGGATGAAAGTAGATCGTCTTTATTTAATCTGACAAAGATATACCAGCAGATCGATTATAATGACTCTATTGTAAAAGAGCTGTACGTAACAAGAGGTTCGTTCAGGTGGGCTAATGGAGTCCAGGATTCTACTGTAGTTTGGACTCCTGACCCAAGAGGAAGGTTTCTTGTATCATGGATACCGCCGGAGAATATGCGTAATCGTGTAATCAAAAGAAATGATATGAAGTATCCGGGGAACGAGCATTTAGGAGCTTTCGGGTGTGACTCTTATGATATATCAGGTGTGGTTGATGGAAGCGGATCGAATGGAGCTCTTCACGGAAAAACCGGATATCATATGGACGACGCTCCTGTAAATTCATTTTTTCTTGAATATATATCAAGGCCAGCGACATCTGAGATATTCTATGAAGATGTTTTGATGGCTTGTGTCTTTTACGGAATGCCGATTCTTGTTGAAAACAATAAGCCGAGATTACTGTACCACTTTAAAAATAGAGGATACAGGAAGTTCTCGCTAAACAGACCGGATAAAACTACGGATAAGCTGTCTAAAACAGAGCGTGAGCTCGGAGGGATACCGAACAACTCTGAGGATGTGAAACAAGCTCATGCGTCGGCTATTGAGGCGTACATAGAGAAATTTGTTGGATATGACATGGAGGGGCATTACCGCGATCCGGAAGATATTGGTAACATGTATTTTAATAGAACGCTTGAAGATTGGGCTCGATTTAATATCGACGACAGAACGAAGCATGATGCTTCTATCAGCTCGGGGCTGGCGATTATGGCTACTCAGAAACATCTTTATCAACCCGAAGTGAAACAATCAAAAATAAGTATTAAATTTGCAACATATAATAACAGAGGCATAACAAGCGAAATAATGAATCATGGAAGATAAACCGAAGATAAATATCTCTTACGTGTCGTTCCCGAACCAGATGGCGACAGAGGCAGAAAAAAAGAGCTGGGAGTACGGTCTTGCCGTCGGGCAGGCCATTGAGTATGAGTGGTTTCGCAAAGACTCGAATATGGTTCGGTATTTCGACCAGGCTCGTGAGTTTCACAGAAGGAGATTGTATGCCCGCGCAGAACAGCCTGTCGACAAGTACAAAAATGAGATATCTGTTGACGGCGATTTATCTCATATTAATCTTGACTGGACTCCGATTGCCGTTATCCCAAAGTTTGTTGACATAGTGGTAAACGGGATGTCTGATAGGATGTTTAAGCCAAGAGCGTATGCCCAGGATGCTTTATCGCAAGATGAAAGAAGTAAATATCAGACAATGATTGAGGGGCAGATGGCAGCTAAGGACGTATTATCTAAAATAAAGGATATTACCGGTGTTGATGCTTTTGTTATGAACGAAGAGGAACTCCCGGGGGATGATGACGAGCTTTCGCTCCATATGCAATTAAACTACAAGCCAGCCATTGAGATTGCCGAAGAAGAGGCTGTCAGTGTGTTATTTTCCGAGAATCAATATGATGATTTGAGAAAAAGACTTGATTACGATGCTACGGTTCTTGGCGTTGAGTTTGCAAAACATGAATTTTTGAAAGGTCACGGCATTAAACTGTCATACGTTGATCCGGCGAATATGGTATATAGCTATACCGAAGACCCATACTTTAAGGACTGTTTTTATTTCGGAGAGGTAAAACAGGTCCACATAAGTGAGTTGTACAAGATAAACCCGTCCATCCCAAAAGAGAAAATTCAGGAGATTTCGAGAATGGGGCAGGCGTGGCTCGATTATTATGGCTCAAATCAAATATACGACAACTCTCTGTTCAGAAACGACACATGCTCTTTGCTGTATTTTAATTACAAAACAGTTACAGACGTCCGGTTTAAAAAGAAAAAACTGAACAATGGAGAAGTCAAGATGATACCAAAAGACGACACGTTTAATCCTCCACAGGAGATGCTTGAGGACGGGTCGTTTGAGGTTGTAAATAAGACGATTGACGTTTGGTATGAAGGCGTTCTTGTTCTTGGCACAAGGGAATTGTTAAAGTGGGAGATGCAGAAAAATATGGTTCGCCCTAAATCGAGTTCTCAATATGCCATTCCGCAGTATGTCGGTTGTGCTCCAAGGATGTATAAGGGACGGATAGAGTCTTTAACGTCAAGAATGATACCGTTCGCCGATGCTATTCAGATAACGCACCTGAAGCTTCAACAGCTAATGGCGAGAATCGCCCCTGATGGTGTGTTCATTGACGCAGACGGCATCAATGAGGTTGACATGGGGACCGGAGCTGAGTACACTCCGGAAGACGCTCTAAGGCTTTATTTCCAGACCGGTAGTGTCGTTGGTCGAAGCTACACATCTGAAGGTGAGTTCAATAACGCCCGGGTTCCGATTCAAGAGATAAGTACAAGCTCTGGTTCAAATAAAGTTCAAACGATTATATCGTCTTTTAACCACTATCTGAATCAGATACGAATCGTTACAGGACTGAATGAGGCTCGCGACGCTTCAACTCCTGACCCAAATTCGCTCGTAGGACTGCAAAAGCTTGCCGCTGCAAACTCAAATACCGCCACAAGACACATTCTTAATGCCGGGCTGTATGTATATCGCAGTTTAGCGGAAGCGTTATCTTACCGAATTAGCGATGTGCTCGAGTACTCGGACTTCAAATATGACTTTATCAATAAGATAGGCAGATATAACGTTGCGGTTCTTGATAGCATTAAAGACCTGTATCTGTATGATTTCGGTATTTTTATTGAGATATCCCCGGATGAAGAAGAGAGGGCTAAGCTCGAAGAAAATATCCAGATAGCCCTGAAGGAAAAAGATATTAGTCTTGAAGATGCTATCGAGGTTCGTGAGATTCGTAATATAAAAATTGCCAATCAATTCCTGAAGCTAAGAAGAAGACGTAAGCTTGAGCGAGACGAACGCATGGAGATGCAACGTCAGGCTATGCAGGCTCAGCAAAATCTCAAATCTCAGGAGCTTGCCGGTCAGGTAGCTGTGCAGAAAATACAGATGGAGGGCCAGATGAAGATGCAGGTCAAGCAATCAGAAGCGGCATTCGATATCGAGAAAATGAAAGCTGAAGCTGCACTAAAATTGCAGCTCATGGGACAAGAGTTTGAATATAACATGCAGCTTGCCGGAATAAACGCTGACGCTATTAAAAGCAAAGATGAAATGAAGGAAGAGGCTAAGGATCGACGACTAAACAAGCAGAGCACGCAGCAGTCAAAGCTTATTGAGCAGCGTCAAAATAACTTACCTCCTGTGAATTTCGAGTCAAACGAGGATACTTTAGATGGGTTTAGCCTGGAGGAATTTAGTCCAAGTTAAAACATTAAAAAAAATATATTATCTTTGTCGAAATAATTATTAAAGATTACAGCTATGCCAACTAAAATGAAAATGAGCAGAACCATTAAGCCCATGCCAGTCAGAGAGACAGCGAAAAGAGATACGGTAAAAGTAGGTAAAAATGAAATCATATCAAGAAGCATAGATAGAAAATATACTTCTCCTGGTGTGAGGGGGAATGACACTACATACGTGAGGGAGACTCTCGGTGAGCCAAAATCAAAGCTTGGCGTAAGTTCCTCCGGAGCCCCCAGATACAAGTACAATCAATTACAGCAGGAGTTTAATGCTGCAAAAGCTAAAAAGAAACGGTAGCAAGCTATCTTTTCTCGAATAAATTGAATTAAATTAAAATACAATACAATGAACTTTAAGAGCGTTAGAGTGGTTGATGCTGATGAGCAAAAATCACAACAGGAAATAGAGAGAGAGTTAATCGCTAAGAAGGAAGCTGAAGATGCTGCTGCCGCTGAGGCTGCTGCTGAGGCTGAGAGGTTGAAAAATCTTGAAGAAGAGGTTGAGACTATATCAATAAAAGAAGAAGACGTTTTCAGATATCTGTCCGAAAAGACCGGAAGGCAAATCTCTGGATTAAGCGATTTAATTCAGGAAAAGCAAATCGAGTTACCGGAAGATGTCGATGCGTTTTTAAAATATAAAAAAGAAACCGGTCGTGGTATTGCTGACTACATGAAGTTGCAGCGCGATGTTACGACTGTAAAAGAGGACGAGCTCCTCGCTGAATATTTTCTCGCAACGGAGGAAGGAATTGACGAAACGGATATTCCCGGATTGCTCGCTGAGTTTTCGTATGACGAAGACATTGATGATGAATCCAGAGTGAGAAAAGCTCAATTAGCTAAGAAGCAAGCGCTGAGTAAGGCTAAGAAGTATTTTGAGGATCAAAAATCCAGCTACAAATTACCAATCGAGCAGATTGACAAAAATGTAATCAGGAAAGATTCAGATGAATACCAGACCTATCAGCAATGGCTTACACAGAAAGAGCGGGCAGAGGCTACTGCATCTGAGAAAAGAGGGTTTTTTATGAAGAAGACGGAAGCGCTTTTCAGTCCGGAGTTCAAAGGATTTGAGTTCAAGTTGGATGACAAGAGTATTACGTTTACACCGGGAGACCCAAAAGAGTTGTTGAAACTGCAATCAGACCCAATGAATTTCGTAAAGAAGTATATTGGTGATGATGGAATGATTTCAGATGTGGAAGGTTATCACAAAGCTTTATCTGTTGCAATGAATCCCGAGAAATTTGCAAAGCATTTCTTTGACCAGGGAATGGCACAAGCCAGAGAAGAACTGATGAAAGGAATCAAAAATGTCGATATGAGTGAAAGACAAGTAATGCAAAATCAGAAGCCGGGAGGAGTGCAGATAAAAGAGATAAGCGACCAGAGTTTTGCTGGTGGCTTACGAATCAAAAAAGTTTAAAAAATTAAAAATTAGAAATTATGGCATTATTAGAAAGCTCCCCCGGAATTAGCCTGCAACCAACCGCTGGAAAAGTGGCGTTATCGACTAATTACATCACTGACTTCGATTTTTTGAATCAGTATTTGCCTGAGACCTATGAGAAAGAATTTGAGCGCTATGGCAATCGCTCCGTTGCTTCTTTCTTACGTATGGTAAGCGCAGAAATCCCGTCAACCTCTGACATGATTAAATGGACAGAGCAGGGTCGTCTGCATATCAAGTACACAACCTGTACTACTGGTGCTGCCGTTAATTCGGACACTGCTACTTTCACTATCTCTGATGCCGGCGTTACTGCAAGTGCGTTGCGTGTTGGTCAGACTGTAGCTATTTTTGCAAATGACGCATCCGGTTCTAACAAGGGTATCATCACGGCTCTTCCTGGCGACTTGACGTTTACGGTTGCTTTTTATGAAGCTGGCGGTCAGACTTTTGCTATCAATAAAGCTTGTACCGTGTTTATTTACGGTTCTGAGTTCGCAAAAGGCACATCCGGAATGTCCGGCTCTTTGGAGTCTGAAACTACCATCAAGGATAACTCTCCTGTTATCATGAAGGACAAGTATGCGGTTAACGGTTCTGATATGGCTCAGATTGGCTGGGTAGAGGTTACTTCTGAAAATGGAGCTTCCGGTTACTTGTGGTATATCAAATCAGAGCACGAAACACGCTTGCGTTTTGATGACTACATCGAAACATCGGCTCTCGAAGCTGTTCCTGCTGAAGCAAACTCTGGTGCTGTTGCTACTGTTAAGGGCACAAAAGGCGTTTTCTACGAAGTAAATGCAAATGGTAACGTTTGGGCTGCCGGAAACCCCGAAACTCTTGCTGAGTTTGACACTATCGTTGCACGTCTTGACGGACAGGGCGCTATCGAGGAAAATGCATTGTTCGTGAATCGTGCGTTCAGCTTCGATATCGACGACATGCTTGCTGCTCAAAACAGCTACGGTGCAGGTGGAACTTCTTATGGATTGTTCGATAATGACGAAAAAATGGCATTGAATTTAGGATTCTCCGGATTCCGCAGAGGTTACGACTTCTACAAAACAGACTGGAAATACCTGAATGACCCAACCATGAGAGGCGGGCTTGTTGCAACTGCCGGCTCCGGACGTATCAATGGTATGCTTGTTCCTGCCGGAACGACTACTGTTTACGACAGTGTTCTCGGACAGAACGCAAAGAGACCATTCTTGCACGTTCGTTACCGCGCATCTCAGACTGAGAATCGCAAATACAAAACATGGATTACCGGCTCTGCTGGTGGCGCAAATACAAGCGATCTTGATGCTATGGAGGTTAACTACCTGACTGAAAGATGTACTTGTACTCTTGGAGCGAACAACTTTGTTTTGTTCAAATATTGATCGTTAGAATCCTTAGAGATGGGGCGGGGTGTCTCCCGCTCCATTTCACTTAAAAATTAAATATATTAAAATGAAAAAATTTGACAGTAGTTCTGCGTTGACAGACAAGACTTATCGCCTGAAAGGCGGTTCTACCCCACTCGCGTACATGCTCCCGGTTAAACACAGTAGAAGATATCCACTCCTATGGTTTGACGAAGACAAAAAGGAAAACAGGGCGCTAAGGTACGCATCAAACCAAAAGACACCATTTGAGGATGAGCAGGATGGGAACGTTATTCTCGAGCCTATTGTTTTTGAAAACGGGATGTTAAACGTCCCAAAAACAAACCCGGCGCTTCAGGCGTTTCTATATTATCATCCGTTAAACGGAAAGGCATTTGAAGAAGTAAATAAAGCTAAGGACGCTGAGCAGGAAATTGCGGCTTATGAGGTCGAAGTTGAAGCTATGGCAAAAGCTAAAAAGCTCTCACCCGAGCAGATGGAGATTGTAGCCAGGGTTATGTTCGGTGTCGATCCGTCGAGAATGACAACGAGCGAGATTAAGCGCGATATTTATGTTCAGGTCAGAAACAACCCAAGAGCGTTTCTCGATGCACTTGAAGACCCTGATTTAGAGATGGACGCTCACGTAAGGGCTATGTTCGACAGAAACTTTCTCGCGTTCAGAAATAACCAGAAAGATATTTTTATTAATACCCCCACGAATAAGAAGAAGCTGTTGACCATACCGTTCGGAAAAGACCCGGTCGACATCACTATCGCTTACTTCAAGACTGAGGATGGTATTGAGATTTTAAAACACATTGAGTCTGTCATGAATAGTTGATTGTTGTTTTTTATAGGTGTGTCGGATAATAGGATTGGTGAATGTCAGTCCTATTATTTTTTTAATTATCTTTGTGAAAAGTTTTATATATGATAGACCAAGTAAGAAATACCGTGCTTGCCATAATGAATAAGAATAATTATGGCTATCTGTCCCCATCGGACTTTAATCTGTATGCAAATCTCGCGCAGCTTGACATTTTCAGGTCTTTGTTTTCAGAGTATAATGACGCGATAAACAAAGAGAATGTGAGGCTCGCCGGTACTGGATTTGCCGATAAGTCTTTTGATATACAAACGACTATAGAAAAGTTTCTCGTTACAGAAGACCTTGATAAAATCGACACGCCTCCTTCATTTTCGCTCGCAACTGAATATCTGCTATACAGGATAGAAGATGTGCTCTGTTTTGATACCGGTGATGAGTTTGACCCGAAGATATATAAAGGCACGGCAGATAGGGCTACTCCATCGAAGGCAAGGCAGCTTAACAATTCTCTTTTGACTAAGCCGAGCAAAGATTTCCCTGTTTATGCTGTTCTTGGCGGCAAAATGCTTGTTTATCCAAGCTTTTACGATACCGGAGGTGTCGAGCTCACATATAGCAGGTTCCCTCTTCCCCCAAAATGGACGTATAGCCAAATATCTACAAATGTATTCATGTTTAATCCTGGAATATCGGACTATCAGGACTTTGAGATAGGGGAAGAATTTGAGATTGATTTGATAATCAAGATACTTCAATATGCAGGCGTCTCTATAAGGGATTCCGATGTGTATTCTTTCGCAAAACAAGAACAAGTTAAAACAGAAGAATAATGGCGTATATAACAGACGAGCAATACTACGACGGGTCGTCGGGCTCATATCAGTATATATCACTTGTTGATATCGTTTCTGGCTTCCAGATAGGATATACCGGAAATCACCAGTTGGTGAACAATGTCGAAAGGAATTTGATATTATTCCACGCAAAAAGGGCTATTCAGGAGTTGCATTATGACGCAGCTAAAGAGCTGAAGGTTCTTGAGACTACCATATCAGACATGCTGAAGGTTGTCCTCCCACCGGACTATGTAAATTGGGTTAGAATATCTATCTATAAGGATCATACACTGATGCCTTTGAGTGAAAACATAAGAGCTATTACGTCAGAAAAATACAAGGTCTCTGGTGGTGAGCTCGTTTTCGATGAAGATGGATATGTTATCAAAGAGTACGACACTCAGATGAATAACGACAGAATATCGGGCGACATGAACGATATCTACATGAACAGGAGCTTTAATGAGAATGAGCTTCCTGGTAGATATATTGATGGCAACTGGCATTATGGCATTAGCGTTGGAGGTAGATATGGCTCTAACTCAGAGACTGCAAACGCCAACCCCACTTTCAGGATTAATAAAAAGCTCGGGGTTATTGACTTTAGCTCTAATGTCAGCGGAGAGACGTGTATCCTCGAGTATATAAGCGACGGAATGGAGCGTGGAGATAACACAAACATATCGGTAAATAAGTTCTTTGAGGCATTTATTTATGCCTACATAAACTACGAGATATTAAAATCAAAGCTCGGGGTTCAGGAGTATATTGTTGTGAGGGCAAGAAAAGAGAAAAGCGCCCTTCTTCGGAACGCAAAATTAAGGATGAGTAATATGCACCCCGGTAGATTGCTTATGAATGTGCGTGGAGCTTCTAAAACTATAAAGTGATGGCATCAGGTAAAATATCAAGAAATTTCACTAAAGGCATAATGAACAAGAGTTTTGATGAACGCCTTGTTCCGGACGGTCAGTATATTGACGCCGTAAACATACAAGTCGGAGACGGTTCGACTGACAACTCCGGAGTTGTTAAGCCAGTTGTCGGTAACAGTAAGATGTCTGTTATCGCTACGCCTACATTCACAGAGCTCAGCGATGATGCTGTTTGTGTTGGAAGTATCGCAGATGAAGAGACCGGGCACATCTATTGGTTGGTAACAGACACTCGCACATACGGCGTTGAACAGCTCGAGTATAAAACAGATATGATTGTTGGCGCAAATGCCAGGAACAATTATAACCTAAAGTACGTTATAGTTAGCACTGCCCTGCTTGAGCCCGGCGTTGAATCTGACACCATCTTAAAGTTCAACAAAAACAGAAGGATTTCAGCCATTAATATCGTTGATGGGGTTATGTATTTCACTGACGGTATTAACGAGCCGAGGCAGATCGTTTTATCAAAGACGTACTCTTATTCAACAGAAGACGATATTCTTGTTATTAAAGCACCCCCATTACAGGCTCCGGTGATTACGCCTGACTATACAGTAAGGGAGGACTCTTTTATGCGCGATAAGACTTATTGTTTTGCGTATCGCTACAAATATTTCAACGGTCAATACTCGGCTACATCACAATTCACATTGCCGGCGTTTTACCCTGCTGTTTTTGACCTTGATGATGACGATGCCACAAACAAAGGGATGATTAACGCCGCCACCGGAGTTAAGATAACATACAACTCAGGTCCGGCAAATGTGGCTGAAATAGAGCTATTGTTTAAGTATGCAGATACACCGACTATCTATGTAATCAGCAAAATAAACAAAGTGAAGCTGGGGATTCCTGACAACACGTCAAAGGTAGTATTATTTGATGAAGATAAATATGTATCAGTGCTACCTGATTATGAGATATTAAGGCTGTATGACAATGTTCCGTTTAAAGCCGAGGCTCAGACTTATATGGGTAACAGGTTGTCTTACTGGAACTATTCAGATGGTTTTGATTTGATTGATAAATTTGGCTTCCCGATTAATGTTAATTTTTCAGCATCTCCCGTGTCTACAAGCGAAACGAGCATTGGCGTTGTAAAGGCCGGAGCGAATTATAACCTGGGAGTCTCCGGATACAAAGAGAATAGTGTATTTAACATGGATTTAAGCGGAATATCGTTAATCGCTGGAAATGTGATTACGATACAGCTTGATGTTGTGTCCGGATCATACGCTCTTATAGGCGGAGCGGTAGCTCCGGAGCCCCCATCATCCGCAATCGTTGTAGCTTACTCTATAGTGTTAGCCGGGAATTACGCAAGCGTGTTTGAGTTTGCTCAAAGCTCTGAATTTAAGAGCGCTATTGGAACCGCTCAGAACATAAATACGGACTTATCAAAGGTAGCCGTTGGGACTTTTACGGATGTTTTCAATAGCATAATGCCGGATAGTCTTGGGGATTTTAATAAGACTGCATCCGGAATCAGCACGATTAAAGAGCCGGCCAAAATAATTGCGTCACAGGGGTCAAGCGTCATAGGGATACAAATACCTGCCATGCAGTATATTGACACCCCATCGAAATACATTGTTTGGTATTTGTCGATATCGACAGCTACGGTTAAGGTAAAGAATCCAGCTCCAACTAAAAGTCTGAAGAGTAATAGAAGCTATCAGGTTGGGATGATTTATTTTGATAAATACGGAAGAAGTACGCCAGCTCTCGTTGGGCAAGGTTCATCATTCTTTATTGATGCGGGTAAGTCAGCAAGTAAAAATACTGCAAAAGTCATTATCCCGGACACGCAAAGAGCGCCTGAATGGGCTCACGGATTTAAGTTTGCAATCAGAGAGTCGGCCGGATCGTATGAGAATGTTTTTAGCTCATTCTTTTTCAATGACCCGGCCAGTAAGTTTGCGTACTTCCTTTTGACGGGAGAGAATGCAAGGAAGGTGAAGGAGGATGATTACCTCATTGTTAAGTCTGACTCTTATGGCGCTACAAAATCGCTTATCGAGGTTCAGGTTCTTGAGAAGAAAGACCAGGAAGAAAATTTTATTGGAATACAAGGCAAAGTAATCCCGTCCGGAACTTACATAAAATTGGCGTCAAGTGGGCTGAACGTAACGGATAGCACTATATTTACACCGGGGAAAAAGACAACGGTTACGGATACCGCACTCATAGATATAAACAATTCGTATATTTGCCCATTTTTGTCATACCCATTATACGATGCGAGCGGAAACGTTCCAATTCCGGAGGGAAGTATTATAAAAATGAGCATCTCGTCTACCAGAGAAGGAACTGGTAGTTGTGAGAAAAGGTCGTATGATTTATTTAAAACATTCAGAGCTTCAAGAAATTATGACGATTTCATGAGGTTTTGGGAGGGTGAAGGTATTTCGTCTATATTAAACACAGGAACTTCCATTGTTGGTGATATAGCTAAGCCTCCGCTAAGCTGCGTATATAAACCTGGCGTATTGACGAATAATGTCTACGCTCCATATACGCTGGCAGAGGCAGAGGGAAATATAAATGCATGGAAATCTGAGAATGCCGATAAGAATAATGTTTTTTACTTTGTATTAGAAGATGGTAAGTTAACGCTTAATATGATGGGTGTTACTATGTGCAACGGCGTTCTGTATGAGAACTCGCGCCGCTCGCTTGTGTCCATCGACATACAAATGTATCTGTCCGGAATTACATCGTTTATATTCGAGACAAAAGCTGCTAATGTTGATAATGGAATTTTTTATGAAGTGTCTCAGTCATTCTTAATCAATAAGACAACAGGAGAGCATTATGGCAATATAACTAATCAAAATTTGTCAAATGGCACTGCTTGTGTTATAGGTCTTGACGACTTTAATTGTATCAGCTTCGGGAATGGCGTAGAGAGCTTCAAAATAAAAGACTCTTTAGCAGGGAGGAGGTTTTATCTGGGAAACAGGGCTTATGCTACTGCTTATACGGATGTCAAGAGAGTGGATAGATTTGCAGACGGGACATGGAGTGGTACATATAACGATGACACGAACACAGACAAATTAAATCAATTTGTATCCGGACTGTTGAATTATAAGCATCTTGAGGAGTCTTTTGGACCGGTTATGGTCGCCCATGGCAGGGGCACTGACGTTATGGTTATTCAGGAGAATAAAATATCGTATGTTCTGACCGGAAAGAATCTTTTATCAGACTCTGTTGATGGTGGTAGCGTCGCTTCTATCCCAGAGGTGCTTGGAACTCAGATAGCAAGAATTGAGGAATTTGGAACGGTAAATCCGGAAAGCTTTTGCAGTTTTGCATCGTCCATATTCTTTGTCGACCAAAGGAGGGGCGCTGTTATCAAGGTGGAAGGACAGTCATACTCAAACGACAAGCTAACGATTATGTCAGATATGTATATGACTCAATGGTTCCGCGAGAAGTTATCCGGGAGCGAAGGGAAAATAATACTCGGCGGGTATGACCCTCATGTAAATGAGTACACGGTTTCATTTACAGAGATAAGTAAGCCTGCTGATGAGATTAGTGGACAGTGCGGGGATACAGAGGCTGTCGTTGTAAATCAGGACGACACATCATTTACAAAAAGATATTACATTGAAAAAGGAGAGGGCAGTGTCGATTTCTTTTATTACATACAAAGCGCCAACGATACAGTAAAAATCCTCGTAACAGGGATGGAGAGCCCTATTACAGCTCAGTCAGGAGATAGGGATACAATTACTGTAACCATAGACAATGCAAACCAGGGATGGGTTGATGTTGAGATTTTTGATCCGGAGGAAGATGCGTTTGTTCAATTCAATGTCGGATGCCTTATCCCTCGCACAAGGAAAATTAAAACCTTCGTGATGACGAGTAATGATGACGAGGACAAGTCAGCTTCCGTGTATTTTAGCTACAGAGACGGGGATTATATCTCGCCGAGAAGCGAATCTTCGTTCTCTGTCGTAGTTGGAAATTATGCGCTAAATACATCATTCGAGAAAACGGTAACAGGAACTGTTGGGTACGCTTCAATCCCTACAGATGACTCCACTTTGTATATCGGAGTCTCCGGCGTTACCGCTGGCGGATTTACGTCTATGCCGAGAAGAATAGCGGTGTTTCAGTCAGATAACGACAGCTTGTCTTTGGCCGAGTTACTCGATGGGCTTGCTGAGTCAATAGCCATTAGCTCAAATAACAATGATGGAGTAGAAGGGACTGTAGGGGTTGGAGATAGCGACGTGATTTACTTAGTCTATGACTTCAGAACCATTAAGGAAGTTGAATTATCATCATCAGACTCCGATGCATCCCTGTGTTGCGCGGCTACAGAATTTTATCATATAAACGCGAATACCATAGATAAAGCTACTGCTTTATTCTACGCAGAAGACTACAATGGCAACCTGCCATTCAAAGACAAGTATTTTTCTGATAGTATTTCTGTCGTAAGGATTAAGGACTATGTCCGTATCGCAACATCTCAATGCCCCGGATGCCATCTTGAGTGCGATGATGACCTTGTTGTTCTCGGAGCTAACAAGGGAATTTACGACATAAAAATAAACACCGGCGGGAATGTCGGACATATGCCTGTCAATATAAAAATAGACTCTGCTTCTGGTGTCATTGGAGTGATGGCATACACATATCCATCAGGTAGCAGGATATCAAAAGTATCATGGATTGGATATGGTATCGCGAAGTCGGACGTTGATAACGCTCCCGTGTTTATAGGTAAAGATGAGATAGGGGTTTGCGAGGTAGCCGGATCATACTCGCTTCCTGTTTTCGAGTTCCTGGCAGGTGAATTTCGTAGTATGCCGAATGAGCTTATTACTATTAATGAAGGACAGAAATACATACTGGATAGTTTATCTTCAACCGGGTATTTTGTCGGAGTCCCTGTTTTAACCACAGAAGAGAATGTGGTTATGTTGAGGATATATGTTTTGTGTGATGGGACGAATTTCACGGTAACTCCGGCATGCCCACAGGTCTTGCCGTCATTCCAAATGAAAGTAACAGAAGAAGCTTCTCCTTGCGATGAAGCTGAGCTGAATGATACTAAGTATTTCTACGCTATGGACGGCGGGTCTATATCTGATGGAACGTTCATGTTTGACGACCCATTTGGAAGCTCTCCTGTGATTAATTCTGTTATAAGAATGTCTGACTCTTATACCGAGGTTGATGAAAATGGATGGGCTGACGTTGTTACCGCATGCTCAGCTGTTTCCGCTCCAATCGGGTTCAAGTCATCATCATCAAATAAAACACAATCAAGTGCGTGTATAGCCCCGTTCGATACGGTGTATTACAATCATCCCGGTGTCGATGGCACTCCTTCTGTTGGAGATACTATTTATATAGACCCTTTGTATGTCACTAAATTGGTACGCCCAGGGAACGGGACACCTGCTGGTAATTATAAGTACGGAAGCGGATATATCTCAATAGGATTAGACAGCGTGGTTACGGACGTTGCGGTTGGATGCGGGAATGAGTTAAAGGCGATTCAAGCAACTCCTGTTAAGCAGTATCAGGATGAAGCTATTAATAGTAGTAGCCTTGATGTGATGTATTTCGACGGAAGCGCAGACATACCTGACATCGACGATACTATGTATCTTGACTTGTACGGTGTCGATAAAACTGCGGACTATCAAGGCTCTGGTTATATATATCTACCCACAGCCGGAATTGTAATTTTGATAAACGAAAATAGCGTTGTTATAGAAGTAATCCCATTACAGGAGGTTTAAATATGGAAGGTAATACGATAACAGCAAACGCAGCGGGGTGGTCAAGATTTTTATCTTTCACCCCTGAGAGCATGGTGTATATGGATGGGAAATTTTACTCATTCAACAAGGGCAATTTGTATCTTCATAATTCCGGAGATGTAAACACGTTTTATGGGGTCAAATCAGATTCGACTATCAGGACTGTAATAAACGACTCCCCGGAGAAAAGGAAGCTGTTCAAGGCGATATCATTGAATGGAGACAGTGCTTGGGGTGTTGAGGTTCGCACGGACGTGCAAGCTGATGGGTTCATTGAGCCTGATATGTTCGAGAGGAAGGAAGGCGTTTTTTATGCCTACATAAGAGGCGAAGAGGGAGTTCCGAGTGTCGTGATAACCGATGCTGATGCCCGCCACATTGTGGGGATAGGCTCAACAACGGATGTAACCGGAGATGCAAATTACCATGAGCTTATTTTCGACGCATCAATATACGCTGTTCCGGAACAGTTATCTGTAGGGGATTACATGTATGTTATAGATGAGATTGAAACGAAGTGGATTGGAAAATACGATGGGATATCTCAGACAGTAGTAGAAGGCGAGCTTAGATTGATGGTTGCAATAAGCGGGTCCACGGATGCTCCTGAGTCAGTCATAATGCCGGCTTTTGCTATAAAGAACAGATCGGCAGAGTCAATGGGAATCCTCGGACAAACAATGATTGTTGATATGACGCTCAATCCGTCAAGTGCTAATGAAGAATTATTTATGATTGACGCTGAAGTAATGCAAAGCTATCCATAAATTTTAATATCTTTGCATTATGGAAGTACGAAGATTAGAACACGTAGATTATGATATGCTATCCAAGTGGTGGAGCGACTGGAGATGGACTCCTCCATTGAGGGAGATTCTTCCTGATAATGGCAAGGGTGGCATTATGGTTATCGATAACGGGGTTCCGGTATGTGCCGGATTCCTGTACCAGACAAACTCAGGCATAGCATGGATTGAGTTTATTATCTCTAATTTTGAGTACAAGGATAAAGATGGGAGAAAAGAGGCGCTTCTCTATTTGATTGAGGTATTAACTAATATGGCGAAAGTCGCCGGATTCTCTTTGTGTTACTCTATCTCGATGAGCAATCCACTTGTGAACTCATTTAAAGAAGCAGGATATGTAGCCGGAGCGACTAATTTTGTAGAACTAATAAAAAAGATTTAATATGCCAAGTGTAACAGCAGCTATCGCAGCAGGAACATCAATAGCCGGTTCGGCTATGTCATTTGCCCAGGCAGCGGAGCAAAGCGCAAGAATAAAAGCGGCAGAAGCAGCAGCTCAAAAGGCAATGGACGACGCAAGGAAAATGCTCGACATAAATGTGTACAAGGGTGTTGAGATTGACCTTCTCCCGTTTAACATGCAGAGAGAAGATTTGGCGGCTGTTGG